CCTTCAATCAACGTTTGCTCTTCTGGATCAGGCACTCCGTTGTTAAAGTTGATAATCATGTTAGCGCTAAACCTATTATGAATGTTGTTTAGGTGAAACTTTGAAAGCTCAATTTCAACAAACGCATAATCAATGCCGCTTTGGTATTCAACAGGGCTAAAGTAGTAGAATCCACTCTTGTAAGGTTTAACAACTAGAATTTCAAGTCCTTCTTTACTTGTTCCGAAAGCTGGTATTCTAGTCGGCTCAGATGCTTTAGTGATGTCTGCCCAATTATCCGAATAATAGTATGCCTCAATAACATCTTCATCGTTGCATTTCTCAGGTGCTAAGTGTTGAATCGGTATATGCTCAATTTGCACAATCTTACTATGATCGCCATTGTAAATAACTTGGAAAGCTGCCTGACCTAGTGTGTAGTAATCGCTGCAAATCATTCTCATGGTGTCTTCACCAAATAAAGAAATCATTGCTGCGTATTGTTCAGGTCTTCGCGCTGCATCTGTTGCGCTTATTCCCTTGCCGTAGATCATGTTACTTATACCATTGATCAACGCGCTGTTAGTAGCTGAATCTTTAGCCTCTAAAAGTGTATCATAGTAGCTATTATTGTCACCAAACTCAACCCAGTTAGACTGCTTATTTTCGTGCAGCTTTGGCATGGTATATTTACCCAATTCAACGACTTTTATGTTCTTCATAATACGATAAATTCATTATTGTTTCCATCATATTCATCAAACTTATTTTCGTTTACTGAATATTTAGGTAATTCCGTCTGATCTGTTACAAATGCACGACCTCTCCAGAGCAATTCTAAGCCACTAAAAACAGTTATTGAATAGAATGTATTAAGTTTTAAAACAGGGCTGAATGTGGCGTTTATAGTAAGCACACCATTAGCGTATGCGCCTGCATAGGCAAAAGTATTGCTGACCTTGTTTTGCGTTTCGTTTGTAAACGTAAAATCTAATGATCCAGATGTTTCAAATCTTGGTATTATTGTGAACGTTTGCTCCGCTGCTGTGTCTGATAAGATTATCATATTTAACTAACTAAGAAAAAGCATTTTGTTTAATGAAAAAGGGGCAGCCAAATGCCACCCCTTAAACATGAAACTAAAAACAATCGTAATTATACGCCAGAAGTAACAGTTACTCCAAGTGCTGTCAACTGAGCAGCAATAGTTGCACCAGCAGCTACACAGAAATTTGCTGGAGCTTTCTCAGAACCAGCTAAAGTCAATGTGTAACCAACAAAATCACCCAATGCCGCACCGTTTGCAACAGTTCCACCATTTACATCCATTCCATGCTCTCTTCCAGCATAGAAAAGCTCTCCCTGATTAGTTTCTACGATAACGTGAGGCCTTCCGTAACAAAGCAATTTCAATTCTTTGTTATCTTCCTTCGTTAATTTCTTCAAAGACAGCGTTAGCGTCTGCTCGAAGAATGTAGTACCATTATCTCTTGAAGCAGTTATTGCTTGCTCAAAACTTGAAGTTCCCTTCAAATCGTATTTATACGCAGCCACAGCCGTTCCAAGTGAATCAATGACATCTGTATCAGTAACGTCAAACGTCACATCTAATCCAGTATCACCGTAATTCACAAAATACACAGCCTTCAGACCTGCAACCGAAGATTTACAGGGCTCGATTCTCCCTAAAGTTACATCACAACTCATTTTTTTATTGTATTAAAAAAGGCGAGCAAGCATTCGCAAACTCGCCTTTTTGATTAATTAATTGAATTAACTACTAGTTAGCAGCGTTAACGATTCCGTAAGTAACGATATCAGCAACAATAGCGTATTGAACACCAGCAGTATAACGCATGATTACTCTTACGTTTTGAGAACCATCAAGATCTGCCATATCCAACACTTTCACCTCGTTGTGATCAGCCATTAAGCCAGTTCCGAAGAAAAGATTAGATTTCTCAGCAGCAATCATTGTGTTTGCAGCTAGTCCGTTTGCAACAAAAATCTTAACTCCGTCAAACGTTAAAGCTCCGTTGTTACTCCATTGCGTTCCTAATGCGTTAGTACCGTTAGCACCAAGACCAGCAGCACCAAATCCACCTAATGCACGAACATAAGCGCGAGCTACATTTTGAGAAACATAAATATACAAATCTTCAGAAGTGTATAGTGAAGATGGAATAGCATCAACCACTTTTCCAATTTCTTCAATTACGTTAGCAGCAGTTACAGTTGTTCCAGTTACTTCGTTAGCAGCAGGAAGACCAGCGTCAACACTTAAAAGAGTTGCAAATCCGTCAAATTGTCCAGAAGTTGCAGTAGTACCTGACCAAATATTAGTTTCGTTTCTTTGTGCAGCTTTAGCGGCAACGTGACCGATCAAGAAGTCAGCGAAAGAAGTAGGTAAAGTGTCAAATGCACTGTATCCCATTTGTACTGCTTCCCAATCGCTTTGGAAGTCAGACTTACAAAGTTGAAGATTGATTTGTTGAAACTCTGGCTGAAGAATTTTCTCAGTAAGAGTTACCGTAGAAGTTGCTGTGAAGTCACATGAAGCATCTTTTACAAGATCATCAGTTGAAACAACTTTTAAAACCTCTTTGAATTTAACATTAGGTTTTACAGTTATTCCACCATTCTCAATGGTAGACGCAGAAAGTAAAGCGGCTGAAGCGTAAACGCCAGCAAACTCACCTGCGTAAGTAGTAGTTATTGAAGTAGTTGTAGCCATTTCTTTTTTAGATTTTTATAAGCTCTCGCTTGATTATTTACTTTTTTTAATTGCGGCAATTTTTGCCATTACTCTGTCGCGTGTTGAAGTTGGTCTGCTTGCTGAGATTTGTCGAAGCGGTTGCTTCTTGCTTTCCTTCTCAGGGTTAGACTTAATTGGCATAGCTGCTGGCATTTCGTCAACGCTTGCTTCAATCTTTATTTCTTCAACGATTTCTTCTTTGACTTCTTCCTTCAGCTCTTGCTTCTCAATTCCCATTTCACCGAGAATAGATAACACGATTTCACGAACAACGTCTGCGGACATTTCAACTTTGGCTTCTGCCTCTGCTTCCACTTCCACTTCTTCTTCTGCAACTGGAGCTTCTTCAGCTACTTCTGCATCCTTGATTTCTGCAATAATTCCTTCCTCGCTAACGACTAAGATTTTGCCTTCTGGTAGCTCATACTCGCCAACAGGAACAGCAATTCTGTCTTCTTCATTAACAATAAAAACCTCATTGCCAGCTTCAAAAGCCTCTGCTTCCAAAACTGTACCGTTTTCTAAAGTCATCGTCTCTAGGTTCACTTCCATGCCCAATAGAGTTTTGACTTGATTAATAATAGATTTTTCCTTCATATTCAACTAACTAAGAAAAAGCTAGTTGTTGCATTTTCAACTCTAATGCTTACGATCCACACGCTTCACATTCAGCGTCATCTATATCGCATACTTGTGGCTTGACAACCTTTGTCTTATCTTGTTCCGCAGCAGCTCGCATCAACGCCTCTAAGCCTAGAGACTCTTCTGTAATGTTCGCCATTTTATTCTTCTAGTAATGGTATAGGTGGATACCAGTTCTCAGGTAATACTTCTACTTCTTCCATATCGCTAGAGTAGTTATCGTGCTTTACAATAGCGTATTGAACTTGTGTTGGGTTTTCAATAATATCTGACCAACGAGTAGTAGTACTATGATAGTTTTCTCCAACAGTAACCTCTTGGTTGTAATCTACGCATTCTTGATTTGTTCCTATATAATATGCCATTAATATGCTGAGTAAAATGAATTTAATATTGTTTCAATACCAACTCTGTTTGCGCTCTGATCTGATGTGTAAGCTACAAGAGCTGACATACTACCACCAAAGTTTAAAATTCCTGCTGACCAAAATCCAAATCTATACTCTGGCCAAATAGATGTGACTGCATCAATATGTGAAATTACCTTGCGTCCATTTGTGTCATTGTACACAGTATTTCTGTTTGTCACATTAATAGGTACACCATTTTGATATAAACTAGGAGAACCATAAGAAGGAGACGTTGTGGTTGTGCTTGTATTACCACTATATGCAATCATCCCATAATAAGAACTTATACTACTGTTTGGAAATATGTAGGCAGTATCTCCATCTGTGTCTGTTAAAAAGAATTGGTCTAGTCTAGCCTCACCAAATAAATCAACAGTATTACTTAAATACTCGTTAATACCGTTAAATTTAACAGCAGGAACGCCTCCGCTAGTAACTACCACACCAGCGTTTACTATCATAGGTTGATTAGATGCACTTGATTGAGTAAAGTTTGATGAGTTACCACTTTGGTCGTAGTAAGTAGTTACAAACCCATCGTTAGCACCAACAAAAGTTAATAGACTAGCTGTGTCTAGTGTATCACTCACAAATCCTATATCTTGCTCTGCATTATCACTTGACCTTCTAACTCTCAAACAATTGGTAGCTGTACTTGATAATTGAAAAACACTATAAGCTGCTGATGCACCCCCGTATGTGTCAAGTAAGTAAGAAACCGCTGGAGTAATTTGCGCACTTGCTAAACTATTTGCTGAATCACTACCTGATGCGTTAGTTTCGGTTTGTACTGCGCGAACATAGTTTGCATCATCCGCTGCTACCAATGTATAAGTGATTGAAGTAGCACCAATGATGTCCGCCCATCCCGTAGAACCATCAGCACTTCGTTGCCATGTCCATGAAGTTGTCGGTGTAGGCACACCTGTTACACTTGCAGCCGTTGCCGTAATTGTTTCACCTACTTGACTCTCCGCGCTAATAGTTGGAACACCGCTTATTATTGGTAAAGTACCTGCAATATTTGATATATCGTTCGTATCTTGGTTCGCACTTCCTAATCCATTCGTAGCCGTTACCACACAATCAACATCTGTTGTGTAATCAGCGGCAACCAAAACATATGTGCTTGATGTTGCACCGCTAATATTAACCGCATCTCTGCGCCATTGATAGGTAAATGTGATGGTAGCAACTCCTTGCCAAGTTCCATTAGTTGTAGATAGTGTTTCGCCTACTTGAGCTGTTCCGCTTGCTACTGGTGCAGATAGTAAGTATGGTGATCCTAATACTGGCCCTAAACTATTTGATAGCTGTGAGCTACTTCCAACGTCATCAGTTGCTGTAACAAGGCAGGTAATGTTTGTATTGTCATCGGCAATAACAAGTACATATGTAGAGCTTATTGCTCCGCTGATATTTGAACCATCACGCTTCCATTGATATGCATATGTAATTATTCCTACTCCAGTCCAAGTACCTGTGTTTGAGGTTAAAGTCTCACCACGCTCTGCTGTGCCACTAATTACTGGAGCTAGTGTATTAACTGGTGCGCCTCCTGCACTTTCTAAAGCAGTCAATCCAGCTTCGCTATCACCGTAAACTGAACCCCAGCCAATAGTATTGTTATCAGATCCTTGACCCCATCCGATTGTATTGTTTAGGACACCATCGCCCCAGTCGTTTTCGTTTGCCATTTTTATTCTCTTATTATAACACTATTGCCTTGACCAGTTAGCGATCCAACTCCTTGAGCTTGTAAGCTACCATCGCAGCAATCTTTATGATATGTGCCGTCAGGACATACGCAGCCTCTTTTGCCATTCTTTGGACTTGGATTTCTTTCTTTTTCCATTAGTATAAACTTCCGTTTTGTGTTCTTTGAATGAAGTACTGAATATCCCAAATTGTAGAAGTTCCACCATGAGACTGAATGTGTAATGATGCTCCGTTATCTAAAAAATTTTGATTTATATAGTATTGAAAAACATTGTGGAACACTTGAGTTATTGCGTTTCCTTTTATATATGCTAGAGCAACATCTAGGTTTTCAATTATACCACCACCATTTTGAAACGATAAATTTAAATGTGTTTGATTGGCATTTGGTGCTTGTGCCTTCCATTCAACGCTAATCATATAAACATCATTTAAGTTTTGACCATATATTTTTTGATTTGCGCCATTCTGATAAAAATCAATAGATGGATGACTTCTAATAACTGTTCCTTTATTATTTGGTAAAGTTGTTAAGGTGTCGGCAGCTAAAGCTAATGGTGCTACTGCTGTATATTCTGTGTCGATATACCTTGCCCATCCTGCACTTGATATACTTTGTTGCGGATAAACTATTACGTTTCTTCCATTGTGACCCATATACAAAGCATCATCTGTGTGAAGCATTGCACCTTGCTCAATGTTTACATTATCAACCTCTTCTTGGTCAGTATGATGAACGTGAACCTTGTATGAAGTGTTTTTAGTTGTTGGCATCTATTGATTCTTTGTTAAGCATCTTTTAGAATTGCCTTAATTGATTCAATAAGTTCAGCGTCTTGATCTGGTTGTATTGCCTTTAGGTCTGTCTTATCAGCAAAGTAGCCTTCAATGCTAAACCCTTTCACTTTTCCAGTCTTAACGTAGTTTTGCCATACGTCTTCGTTATCTACCTTAACAGATACCATCCAAGTGCCAACAGGAACAGATAACTTATGTAAAGCCGTCTTATCTTGTTCCGTGCTTTCGACTATCCATGACTCGACAACTGTCAAACCGCTTAGATTCATTTCATGCTCAAGTGTTGATGCTGATTGAGAACCGCTTTTCAAAAACATCTCGCTTGCTTTGCGAATTGTGTTCTTGCTGAAATAGACATAAAACTCTTCTTCACCATTTCTGCGGTATATAGTTTTATTTGGTATCAAAGCAGCCCCCATTAAGATGCGCTTATCATGGTCAACTTCAGCTAGTTCAATCGTTTGTTCTTTCGCAAGAGCAATAAAATCTGATTCAATCGCTGGTTGCTCTACAATGCTGATGGCGTAAACTCCGCCATCTTCATTCTCTTCGTCTAATATTAACTCTATGATTCGCATATTTAACTAACTATAAATTGGTCATTTGTTTACTTA